CATCTCCGACGAAGAATGGGAGCGTCGCACCAAACTTGACGTGAGCAACCCAGACTACATCAACCCGTCTTACGATAGGTAGGTTATGGCCTACACAGCCCTCAATCTGATAACCGACGTGTTACTAGATATGGGCGTTATAGCTGACCAAGAGACCCCCACTGCTTCCCAGAGCGTGGGGGCATTGGTTAAGCTGAACGACCTTATTGAGTCATGGAATCTTGACCCTCAAAAGCTTTATGGGGCGACCGAGTACATCATTCCTTTTGTGGCCAATAAAGCAACTTACACCATAGGGATTGGTGGGGACTTAAATGTCCCCCGTCCTAACGGCACTTATGCAGCTTTTGTTCGCAACACCACCGCCACACCATCGCAGCAGCAAGATATTCCAATTACTGTTTTAACTGACCAACAGTGGGCTGATATTCCTGTTAAGGGCATGACTGGAACATTCCCTTATGCGGTATGGTTCAACATGACCAACCCATTGATAACGGCTCATGTAACCCCAGTTCCTACAGGTTCTAATTATAGCTTTGTATTTTGGGATGCTAACGATAACGCCACGCTTGCGTTAAACACGGTGCTGGATTTGCCACCTGGATACAAACGCGCCATGAAATACGGTTTGTTTATTGAATTGGCTGCTGGGTATCAGATTCCAGTTCCTGCTAGTATTGCAGGCCTTGCTATGTCATCAAAAATGGCCATTGACCGTCAAAACCTTAGCATCAATACTTTGGAAACTAGCGGAATGACTCGTTACGACATCCGTAGCAACACTCTAAGGAATGTGTAATGGACGCGGGGGTGGTAGGCGGGTCATCACAGCAAGCCTCGCTGCCATTTAACGCCGAACGCACGGTGAATATGTACGCCGTTCTTGACCAGCAGGGCAAGAAGCCAGCCTCACTATATGCGCGGCCTGGTAATGCTGTTTTTGCCACCTTGGGTTCTGGGGCAGGTCGCGGTGCTTTTACGGCTACCAACGGGCGTGCATTTGTCGTTTCTGGCTCTCAATTATACGAATTACTGGCCAATGGCACAGGAACAGTCCTGGGCAATCTCCTTACCAGCTCTGGGGACATTACGGCGGATGAAAATGGCGTGCAGCTGGCCATTTGCGATGGGGTCAATCTTTACATCTTGACCTATGCAACCAACGTGTTTCAGCGCGTTGTAAGTCCCAATTTGCCTAGCGCGTCCAGCGTTAGGTTCCTGGGCGGGTATTTTATTGTCACCCGCGCACCAACAAGCGGTATTCACCAGATTTCGGCTCCCTATGACGGTCTTAGCTGGGCAGCACTGGATTTTGCTACCGCTGAATTGTCGCCAGATAGTTTGTTGCGGGTTGAAGTTGTTTTTGGTCAGCTTTTTTTGTTTGGCGATCTTTCTATTGAGCCGTGGACTAACACTGGGTCAGCATCGTTTCCGTTTCAGCGGGTAAACAGCTCTTCGCAAATTTCCGTTGGTGTGGCTGCCGTTAGCACGGTTTTGCCGCTTGATAATACTGTTTTCTGGGTTGGCAACGACAAAAACGGCACTGGCGTTGTCTATCGAGCAGACGGCTACTCACCGCGCCGCATTTCTACAGAAGCGGTTGAATTGCGCTTACAAGCCGCCCCATCAATATCGACGCTAAAAGCTATGGCCTATCAAGAGGCTGGCCATACGTTTTACATCATCACTGGCGGCGGGATGGAAACCGCACAAGTCTATGATGTTTCAACAAATTTGTGGGTAGAGTGGTCGTATTTTAATAGTTCAGGCAATTATGAATTGCCGCTAACAAATGATTTATTTTATGCTTTTGGCAAAACTCTTGCCCTGGATAGAACATCTGGCAAGGTTTATGAGCAATCATCAAAGTATTACTCTGATGACGGTGAAGAAATAGCGTGCGATAGGATTTTTACTCATATATTTGATAATGGCAATCCGTTTTTAATTAAGAATCTTATATTGAATTTTGAAACTGGTGTTGGCAATACAACTGTCGAAAACCCAAAGGCCATGCTTTATCTTTCTAATGACGGCGGCAGGACGTTTTATACTTACTATGAAGCATTTATGGGCAAGGCTGGCGAGTTTCTTTCCAGGGTGGTTTTTTGGCGTTTGGGCAGGCATCGGCAATGCACGTTTCGCGTGCGTGTGACGGATTCTGTTAAACGGGTGATAACGGGAGGACAATTTAACGTATGACCACAACGATTGCCCCCATTGCTGATAAAGCTCTTGATGACAGCGGAAAGTTCCGCCCGTCGTGGATTGTGTATTTTTCCGAAGTAAATCGCGGTGATGTTGGCACAACATGGACACCAGTTATTACAAACTTGACCGCTGTTGGCACGCCGACCATCACGGGCGTGTATTATCAAAATGGCGGGTTTACAGATTTTGCCGTTAAAATTGTTCCTGGAACCAACACCAGTTCTACACTTGGAAGCACAACTATTGCGTTGCCGTTTACTGTTGTGGCGGACACTGTTGCCAATGTTGTGAGTGGTGTTAACGCCGCACAAGGTGTGGTGAACGCAAGTGCAAAAATAGTTTATCTGCCAACATGGTCAGTGATTACTGTGCCAATAACAATCACTGGAAGGGTCAAAAACTAACTATGCTTAAAGATAGTTTTGGTGTAAAGTAACAACGGAGTTTTTGCGATGGATGACATGAGGAAGTCTAATCAATGGCTGTAAAATTGCCAATAGGAACCAGGGATGTTTTTGCAGCGCAGAATCAGCGCAAGCAAGGCATTTCCTCATCTTTTAACGAGCAAAATCTTGCCAAGTTCAATTCATACAACCCTGACCAGCAAAATTTAATCTTAGATATTCTTGCCTCTGGAGAAGACCGTGGCGGAAGTGTACAAAGTGATTGGTCATTAGCCAGACCTAGGGTCGGTGGTTATGAGCAGTACATGCAAGAGTACAATGCTCTTGGCAATCGTTCTAAGGATGCTTACCGCCAACTTGGTGCTTTATCTGGGCAGGGCGGAAATGCTTTTGATTACAATGCTGGTTTTGGTTTGGCAGACACAATTGCTGGTAACCAATTAAAACAAGATTCACTTCGGTCTACCATTAACCAATATGATTCGCCTAAGAAAAAAGGTGGTATTGGTGGCGCATTAAGTGGAATTTTTCAAAGCCCTATTGCACAAATCGGGATTCCAATTGCCGCCAGTTTTCTTGCCCCTGGTTTTGGAACTGCATTGTCAAGTGGACTTGGGTTGGGGTTAACTGCTGGTGGAGCGGGTGCAACTGCATTGGGGGCTGGTGCTCTTGGTACTGGTCTCGGCCTGGCATCTGGTAAAAACATTGGACAGTCATTAAAGTCTGGGGCAATTAGCGGCGGCCTGTCTTATGGCGGCAGTATGTTGGCTGATGGTGTTGGCGACACGGCATTAGGCCGCGCTTTCAGTGACGTAAAAGCAGGTGTAGCAGATACAGCGCTTGGTCGTGGTCTTAGTGACATTGGCAAATCGGCATCTGGAGTGTTTGACAGTGTTGGAAGCGGTATCAATGACCTTTACCAGGGCAGTAGCGTGCAAGACGCCTTTAGAAGTGGTGGCGATGCTTTAAAATCTAGAGGTATTGACGTAGGAGGTAGCGCTGCAACCACCCCCACGGCGGTAGGCGGCGGCGCTTCATCTTATAGCGGCGCGGTTGACCCAACTGGCAAGTATTCTTTTGGTGGTGCGTTGGACAAGGTTGGTGGAGCATCAACTGCTGCATTAAATGAGTCGTCACCTTTACTTTCTGCACTTAGCCCGTATGCCCCAACGGCGGCAACGGCAGCACCTTCATTATCTGCATCAACCGCGCTTACTAGCGCATCATCAGGAGCAAAACCCGTGGCAAACTCTTTTTTAGCGCCCGCTCTAAGCGCAGCACTTGGGTACAATTCAAACCAAGAGGCAGCAGACGCATTGCTTGAACAGCAGCGGGCTAATAGGGCGCTTGTTGGCGAGTCAAACAAGGCCGTTTCTGATGCTTTTCTTAAACAGTATCAAGCCAATACGGCGTTGCTTCAGCCATACGCTGGCGGGTTTGAATTTACCCCTGGCGACTTAACCGCCGACCCAGGCTATCAGTTTAACTTAGCTCAAGGTACATCGGCACAGGACAGAGCAAACCTTGCCCGCGGTAACTTTTACTCTGGTCAGGCGCTGAAAGAGGCGCAAGCATTTGGGCAGGGTTTGGCGGACACGACTTACAACACGGCGTTTAACCGCGCTTTACAAGCCCGAGGTGCTGGCATGGAGGGGGCATTGGCCAATGCTGGCATAAACACCGACTTCGGCAGAAACACAGCCGACCAAGCCATTAGAAACGCTGCCCTTGGCATGGGAATAAACACCGACATTGGCAATATCAATGCCAACAGAACCTTCAACACAAACAATCTTATTAGTGGCGCGTTAGGTAGCTTGCTTGGCGGAAGTTCCTTCACCAACACTGGCGCTTTACAAGGTGGTTTTGACCTGCAAGAATTTTTGCGTAGCAACAGATTGGGGAGTTCATCTTATGCCAGTTGATTTGGGAGTATTTGAGCGTCAAAAGAGCATTATTGACCAGCAGCAGTTGCAGGATGCGTTTAACTTGAAAAAGGCCATTGCCATTCAGGCTGCCCAAAGGGACGCCTTAGAAACGCAGGCTTTGCAATCTCAAGCGGCTATGGGCGGCTTGAGTCTTAAAGATATTTTGACCATGCAAACGCAGCAACAAAATAACCAGGAAAACCTAGCGTTTAAGCGCGAACAAATGCAAGCCAACGAAGCATTGCGTCGAGACCAAATGGCTCAACAGGCACAAATAGCGCGTGACAACGCGGCTCTTCGGGGTGATGCTCTAGCCGCAAGGTTTGATGACGCGGCTGCGAAAGCGGAAGTTGCTCGTCAAAAAAAGATTGAAGCTGAAGCTGAGCGTTACGGCAAAGCATTAGAAAGCACTGGATTGTCAGAGCTTTTAAGCGCTGCTGAACGTGCATCTAATGCGGTGGCTGGTGAGGGTGATATTGCTGGATATGGAGCATTAACTAACGCATTGCCATCAATAGCAGTTTCACAAGAAGGTAAAGCTAACAGGCAAGAAATATCTAGCCTTAAGAATACTTTGTTAAAGGCGCGTTCTGGTGGAGCAGTAACACCTCAAGAGGCTAAAAGGCTTGGCACTGAAATAGGTGATACCATTGGCAGTGGTGCCAGCCTACTTCGCAGCGGGGTAGGGAACATTTCGTCTACCTTAGCTGAAAAATTAGCAAACGCACAATCTGGTTTTTCACCAGAGGCGATTCAGCTTTACGAAAGCCGTGGTGGCATCGGTTCTGGTTTTGTGCAGAAATATCGCAAACCATCAGGAGCGGGGTTGTCCACTAAAAAACTAACGGTTGATTTTTAGAAATGCCTTATGATATTGAAACAAAAGATGGAATTGTTTTAAGGAACATTCCTGATGATATCGCCTCAGATAGCGACATATTAAAAAATCGCGTCCAACTTATACGTCAATCTGATGAATTTAAGCGGCTTCAAACGCAACCCGCAGAAGGATTTTCATTACAACAAACACCTGTTCAACCTGAACCTGCCGAAGACACTTTCGGTTCACGCCTGCAAGCTGATTTTGACCGCCGCAAAAAGCAGATTAGTGATTTGGCGAATCTGGCGGTTGAGGGCAAAATATCGGATACTGAAGCGATAGCACGTAGTGGCCTCAAAATGGCGCAGTTGCTACCAGACACCGCGCTTAATGTTTTATCTGAAGTAACGCCAGACTTTATTGAAAAACCTGTTGTGGAGCAAATTGGCAATGCAGCTTCTTATCTTGCTGATACTCGCGCGGGTCGCGCTACGATTGGCGCAATCAATGATTTCAATCAACAGTATCCCATTACGGCAGGGCGCGTCGGCTCCGCCGTTGATGCTCTCAATATCGCTTTGCCCTTCAAAAAAGTCGGGGGTGAGAGTCTTGTCAGTGCATCCTCCAAAGTGGCTGATGCGGCGATAGATAAAACAGGAAAAGCTGTTGGTATGGCTGGTAGGGCGGCTGCAAAGGGTGCTGGTAAAGTTGCATCAGCCGTTTTACCAGGCATTGATGAAGGTTTGCAGGATGTAGCAAGCGCAGCGATAAAACGTGATATCCCGCTTAGCTTAGATCAAGTTTCCAATAGTCGAGTTATAAAGAACCTTCAAAAACTTAGCCAAGAGGCGCCTCTTTCTGGTCAAGCTGGTTTTCGTGATTATCAATTATCACAGTGGAATAAACAAATTTTTAAAACAGTTGGTGTTGATGCTGATAAATTTACCCCAGCCAATATGGATTTGGCCTTTTCTAAAGTTGGTGGTGAGTTTGATGCTATAACCAAGGGGCGCAATTTTAAAATAGGCGGTGATTTTGTAGATAATATAGCCCAGAGCCTTGATGAGATTGAATCTACTTTGGGTAAAGAAGCTGCAGAAAGTTATCAGAAGGAAGCACTCAGAGTTATTAATGATTTTAAGGGCGATGAGATATCAGGGGAGCTGATAGCAAGGCAACGCGCTCGCATTAATGCGTTAGCTCGTAAGGCAGGCCCAGGGCAAAAAGAGGCGCTTTTAGATTTGGAAAATAACATCGTCGATGGCATTACATCTGGTGATCCTGCAATTGAGGCAGCGCTTAGCCAGGCCAAGCAACGCTATAAAAATCTAATTGTTCTAGAGCCGATTGCCACTAAGTCAAAGGGCGGAAATATTTCGCCTTCGCTTCTTAACAATAGGGTTGCCTCTGTTTACAAGCGTTCCTACACAAGGGGCCAAGCTGGCGAGATCGGCGAACTTGCTCGCATTGGTTATGAGTTACTTCCTGAGCTAGGCGGATCAGATACCACGCAGAAAGTATTAACTGCTGCAGCTATTGGAGCTGGGGTAACAAATCCAGCAACAATTGCGCTTACTGGCGGTGCTGTTGGTCTCAATCGTTTGTTGCAATCTGGCGTAAATAGAAATCAAGCTTTAATTGGTGCGGCGGTTAAAAAGTCAAAAGCCGAACAATTAAAAAGGCTAACCAAGCAAGACTTGCAAGCAGCATTTGAAGCCAGAAAAGGAACCAACACGCCTGAACAAATGTTGGCACTGCCAGCTCCTCAAACAACAGTTTTTGTGGATAAAAACGGTGTTGGCGTTCCATTAACGCAAGCTGATAGAGAAATTATTGGTTCTGGTTTTGGCGAACCGTATTCACAAGAAAATCTGTACCGCGGGACAAGAAGTGAAAATCAAACAAATAGAGCTGGAACAACTTTTTTAACCCCTCAAAAAGAATACGCAGCTGGATACGGAAATGTTGAAAATTATAAATTAAATCTTGGTAAATCTGTTGATTTAACTTCATATGGTGAAACAGCAAGAATTGACGATATTTATAATGCGTTAAAAGATAAATTTGGACGAGATACTGCTGAAAAATTATTAAATGACAGCTCTGTTAGGGCAAATGATACAAATATTGACGTTTATTCAATATTTAGAAGTCCAGAGAATGTAAAAATTTTAAAAGATAAGGGAATTGACTTTGCTAGATTTGCTCAAACTTCTGACAATAAACCTGTTGAATCGGTCGTAGTTTTTAATCCTTCCAAACTTAAAAAAGGAAATAAATAATGAGCGTCCTACTTCTCCCTCCTATCTTTCAATTTTTTGACAATAACGGCGACCCGCTTGCCAATGGTTTTATTGACGTGTTTGCGGCTGGCACAACCACGCGGCAAGCAACGTACACCAGTGCTGCTGGAACTACTCAAGCCCCCAACCCGATTCAGTTAAACGCTGCTGGTCGGCCTACATCTGGTGGGGGGGCTATCTGGGGCGAAGGTTCTTACAAATTTATTGTGCGGGATGCAAATGGCGTTCAGGTTGGTGAGCCGCTGGACAACGTGACCTCGTTTGCTGGGCTTGTGACGGCGACCAATGCCTACGCTGAATTGTTTTCTGGCAATGGCACGCAGACGGTATTTACCACGTCCAGCGCCCTTGGAACTGACCCCAAAGGCTTGTTGGTTAGCGTTGCCTCTGGCTTGCAGGAAATAGCACAAAACGGCAGCTTCACCACCGATACCTTGTGGACTAAGGGTGCAGGCTGGACAATCGGTTCTGGTGTTGCAACGGCGACGGGGGCAATCTCAACTGGCATTAGCCAAATCCCTGTTCTTACGGTTGTGGCTGGCCAGGCGTATGCTGTAACGTACACCATTACACGTTCGGCTGGTGGCCTTATCCCATCTATTGGCGGGCAAAATGGTGTTGAGCGCACGGCATCGGGAACTTATCGTGAAATCATCATTGCGTCAGCCAGCACGCCAATTGCGTTTACGGGCAATGCGTTTACTGGGACGCTGGACAATGTTTCTGTCACGGAAGCCGTTAGCGAAAACATGGCATTGTTGCCGACCAGCGCTTACACCATTAACGGCACGACGCTAACCTTTGCGACGGCTCCTGCTGCTGGTGTTAACAACATTGATGTGCGTGCGCCGTCCTTATTGGTTGGTGCGGCTTCTACGGCTGCTAACCTTGCACAGGTTTATGCGGCAAATGCCCTGGCAAGCGAAACGGCGGCGGCTGCCAGTGCTGCTCTTGCCTCGTCTAATGTAAAAACAAAGCCAGCGGTGGCATGTGCGACTACAGCGAACATTACGTTATCAGGCGAGCAAACCATTGACACAGTTCTAACCAGCGCAAGTCGAGTGTTAGTAAAAAATCAATTACTGGCAATAAATAACGGTGTTTATGTTTCTGCTGCTGGTGCATGGACTCGCGCAACTGACGCGGATACATGGACTGAAATACAGGGGCAATCTGTATTTACTTTAGGTGGCTCTGCTAATATCAATAAAACATGGGCAAACACCAACGAGGCTGGCGGAACTATTGGGGTGACAGACATCACTTGGACTGAATTAAATCCAGGCATGATGAGCAAACCAATTTATGA